ACATTGCTACGATAAAAGAATCCAAGGTCAACTGTTGTACCTGTTCTTTTAACAAATAAATGATCTCAAATCCTCTATTCAAAAGATTAGGAAAGTTTGGATTATGTGTATGTTTACTAGAACACATCTCCAAAGTTTCATCATCCATATTATCAACTAAATTGTTGATACTATTGATTAGATCCATAGGGCAATCAACTTCTAAAATAGAAGGTCCAAAAGGATGTCTTGCCTGGATATTAATATCACTCATAAGAAAAAACTCTCAAGGGTATTTTGTCGTTCAACACTCCAATCAATACAATCAAGAATAATTTTGATTGGTTCAATAAAAGATTTGCTGAACTGTAGTTCATAGTCCACATACTTATGTAGATCCAATTCTTTGGGTAAGTCCTGAATAAAAGACATCACATTTTCCTGTATAGGATTAGGAGTTTTCAAATAACAGAACTTGATCTTTTCTCCACTTTGAATAGGAGCATACTTCCTATCCAATCCTTTTTTCTTAGTCCAATGATTATACAGGATAACTCCTCTAACATGAATAGGGCAACCTTTCTCATACAATGTTGATGAGGATTTCCACTTATTGATTTGAGAAATACTTCTAGGAAAGGCAATCTCTTCAGGTGGAAGATTCTTAAATTCAGTCCTACATTTTTCAATGAAAGACTGCATCTCTTCCTCAGTAGAACTCATCATTAATTTGAGTCCATCCTTAATCATTTTTCTAACGGGAGCAGGTGTAGAGGTTTTGATTGCCTCAATACCCATGATCTTCAGTTTAGGTTCGTTATATCGAACACCTTCACTGTCCCATACGTTGAGAATATATCGTTTCTTCGCAGTCCAGATGCCACGTTCCGCGATATTCTCACGTTTCATTTGCATTTTTTGGTCGTAGGCGTTAACGTAGTCGGCCAATTCTTGGTAAGAACTCTCAATATATTTTTCAAGTTCCAACTCACAGACCTTATTAAGGAAATTGACAACGCCTTCAGTAGTTTTCTCTCTCCCTTTGTATACAGTTTCAACAAAAGGACCCATATTAAGATAGATACTATCAGTATCAGAAGCAATAACATAATCGATCTCCTCGGTTTTCAGTACCTTGTTAAGATACTGATTCATTTTATTCTCAATCCATCGGATAGATACTTGTCCAGATAGAGTGATGGCTTCTGCATTGGCAAGTTTATAGTAACGGAAATACTGGTTACCGATAGCACCATAAGCAGAGTTAAGAGCAATCTTCTTGGCCATTTGAACGTTATTGCATCTTGCAATTTCTTTCTCCAGTGCGACACTTGGATTTTTTTCGTTCTCTTGTTTTGCCTTAAGCATTCTCTTCTTGAAGACGACACGTTCTTTGTACATCTTCTCCATCAACTCGGGCAAGAAGCCCTTCACATCCTTGCGGAACATAGCACCATTGGCACATACCGCATAATCAGAATACATTTCAAAGGTAATATCCTGATTAAGAAGTTTATCTACAGTAGCAGAAGGATGACGAGTCTCAACCAGAGTCTCTGGTGAGATATTGTATTGCATAATCAAATGCGGATACAGTGAGTTCAAGTCAAAAGAAACCACCCAGTCATACTTACCAGGCTTAGGTTCCTTGACATATGCACCAGCATACTTATCATCTTTCTGATTACGTTCCTTCTGAGGAATGACAATATTCTTTTTCTTCAAATAATTATAAATGATCGCATCCCATGTGCGAACCTGATAGGCAATATCACTAAAGTTAACCTTTGCGTCATAGGCACGAGTGAAACACAAATCAATAAGACGTAGTTTATCCTCAAGTTTATCTACAAGTTCTACGTCAACAATGTTGTAATCTACAAACTTCTTCCAATTACCATGGTAAAACTCACGGAAAGTATCAAACTCAGAGTGATCTAATTTCTTTTGACCCAACTCCATAAAGGCAATATGATCCAATCGATAACTCTCTTGGTTCGGAGTTGCAGGTGACTTTCTATAGAGATCAAGATAATCAATCACAGAAACACCAGCGAGATCATATCCGATCTGTTTGCGTCCCATGATTGTAAACTCATTTCGTCGAGTAATATTCCAAGGAGACATTCTCTTGGCAAATTTCTCGCCCATGATACGTTCCATACGTCCCATAAGGTATGGAATATCATACAACTCACAGTTCCATCCAGTAACAACTTCTGGAGAATACTGTTCCCACCACCGAACAAACTTTTCAATCAGATCAGTTTCTGTATAACAATGGATATACTTATAATCCTTCCTGTCCGTTTCATATGGGCGGGTTCCCCAAGTGATGATTTGTTTAGTGGTATAATCCTGAACCGTAATTAGAAGCAATTCTTCTGCACAATTAAAAACATCGGGGAATCCACTCTCCGCAGCAACCTCGATGTCAATTGTGATTAGTTTAATTTTACTGATATCAAACTTGATTTCATTCTCGGGATAATTATCAGAGATAAACTGATGTGCATATCTCTCATTACCATAGATACGAAATCCCTGAACAGAATTATACTTGTCGATAAACTCACGACAATCACGAATACTGCCAGGTTTGACGGGTTCTACAGATTCACCCTCTAGAGTTTTGTACTTAGACCGTTTCTTTGTAGGGACAAAGAGAGTTGGTTGATACTTTTGTCTATCACTAAAGTGTTTTCCGTTCTCATATCCTCTTACTAAAATGTCATTACCAATTAGGAAAACGTTAGTGTAGAACCTCATGTCGTTGCTAGTTTCAGGTAGGCGTCAATAAGTGATTTGTGTGGTTCGACGAGTGTTAGAATACTCTCGGACGACATCATTATAACATTATCATCCGTATAGTCTACAAGCCAAGGAACCAATCTTTCTTGCGGCGGCAGATCTGTTTCATGTTTACCCAAGATTTTATATGGGGAAGTAAGTTTGCAATTCGGTTGACCGATATCAGCAAGAACTTCTTCAATCTGAGTAATCAATACCTCATCATTCTTTAAGATAAGGATTTGTACATTAGTTTCCGAGTCCATCCATTTTCTCCTTATAGGATTCTTTCACAGCTTCAAGTGGTTCTACAGCAGTAACAATCCACTCTGGATCAACAGGGATACGATTTTCAGCAGACATCGGCATCCATTGATAGAACCTGCAACTATATCTAGGTGGTCCAGATTCCTTTCCTTCGGTCAATAATTCTGGGTCTTCAACCAACTTAACGATGAAAGGATTGGTCAATACCATAAAGATTGGCTTCTCATTCTCATCTACCAACTCTTGTACATCTGCAATAACTTCCTCATTTGATTTCAAGAGCAAAAGTTTGATAGCCATTTCATCCTTTGATAGTTAAGTAGGGTGGGAGGAGGGAATACTTCGTACCCTCAAGTTATGGGAATCGCTAAAGCGAAAATTAGTACATAACAACAATGGTTCCCTTGGTTCGGGTTCACTTCCTTTAGGGAAGGCGAGTACCACCTCTAACCATTTACATTACCCCGCCTAATTCCAACAGGGTTATTCAGTCACTCCCGTGTCAACCTCGTCAGGTCAACAAATATATTATGACACAAAAAAAGGGGGGTGTCAACTGGTCTTTGCCAGTTACCCCCTGCGGCGACGATATTCTTAAGTATTTATAAGTAATCCTTCCGTGCATGGTGGTCAGGCACTACTTTCCCCAAGTCAATCGTCAATAGCCCATCCTCAAAAGTAACTGATCTAACCTCCGTGTCGTCGCTGAGCGTCCAACCGCGGCTGAAAGTTCTTTGAGCAATGCCTCGATGGGCATATCTAGTTTCGGATTCGTCAGAATCTTTGTTTCCAGTGACGTAAAGTTTTCCGAATTCTGTGTAGACATTTACCTCCTCCTTTTTAAATCCTGCAAGAGCAATTTCTAAACGAGATTCTACGTTGTTAACTTGAACTAAGTTGTAGGGAGGGTAATTTGTCGTTTCATTTAGAGCAAAGAGACGGTCGAAATAATCGTCCATACCAATTGCATTACGGGTGATCTTATCCATTAATGCAGGAAGATCGGCCGTGGTATATCGTGTTAGGTTTCCCATTGTACTTCTCCTTTTAAAGCGAGATTTGATTGTGTGGACCCCGAAGGCATCCACTACTAATTATAATACTTTCGCTCTAAAACGAGGTGTTGCAAACCCTCTTATTGTGTTCGGTTAACTGAATGGCGGTCCCCAAATCCATGCAACCAAGACTTTTCTTGTCCCAGAAAGTACGGGTGTCACCCTATGATAGGCAAATGAAGGAAACATTGCAAAGAGTCCCTTCTGTTTTGGTATTTGGATTTCAGGAAAAAGTTCTAATTGTCCTCCCTCATATTCTGAGGGATCACTAAGTTGTATGACTATTGTTAATTTACGGGAAGGTGATAATCCTTCATTGTAATCATGGTGCCAGTCGTATCTCCCATCTTCATCTCCGTTATAGACAACATATTCAATGGTGTCAAGTACAGAAAGATTAAATCTATAGTAAGATGAATTTAATTTATGTGCTACATCACCTACTGCATTAAATAACCATCCCAATTCTTGGCCATTTTCAAGAGTACAGACAGAAGATTTTCTATAATTTTCTTTATATTCTACAGTTCCCCCAGCATGAAGTTCCATACCTTCAGTATATTGGAGGATCCAATTCAATTGTTCATTCGAAAACACACCTTCAGCATAGACAAAGGGTGACGAAGATCCCTGCGGTGGTGAGCAGGGAGGCATCATATACATTAAACTTCTGCTTTCTTTTTCTTGCCGATATTATACTTAGTCTCTAGAGTCCAGTCACCCTTATCCTTATAAGAAAGAACCTTAATTTGGTTCAATGGAGCAACATCTGACGTACTCTCTGGAGACACAATACTGATCAGTCCCCAATCTGATAGTAAATTAATAATTCTATTTCTACGTTGTACATCATTGAGAGTCAAATTAGCGTGCTTCCCATCCAACGCAAATAACTCTTTGAAGTGTACAATGTAATATCGGCCTTGCTTATGTAGAATGTGGCATGACTGATAAATCTTTTTCTCTTTACGGGAGGCTACCCCAATACGAGTGAGAGTTTCTCGCACTTTCAAAAAGTCATCTGGTTCATTCAGAGTAACTTCTACCATTTGGTCTGGCGACCATGTAACTTCGGGTTCTGCAAATGCAGTCATTTCACACCTCCAACATTCAATCTGTCTTTAATAAATTTGAGTTGATCTTTATTTAAAATTTTCAAAGCCTGCATCGCCTTTTCATTACTATAACCATAGTATTGTTTGACAGCATCAAGGTTTTGAACTTTATCCTTTCGGAGCCAAGGAGAGAATCTCTTCTTCTTCCTGATACTATTTAGATAAAAATCATATTGTAGTTTGTTGTCGAGGCCTGGATACTGATTGATCTCATTAGAAAACATGACAGTATCAACGAATCCAGAAAGACATTTATTGATAATAAATGCTGGATATTTCTTCTCTCTTAGAGGATCTTCTTCTAAGAGATTTTGTTTATTGAAGTTGATCGAGTTCAACCAGTCTTTGAGTTCCATTATCTAATGATGTCAATGTTTTCAGGGTTTCTATTCCAAGTTTCCAACTCGGTGCGTAAACGTCCATCCGCTTTAAGATTGTTATATCTATTTGTGGCTTTCTTTTTCCACCACTCAATTATGTTTTCCATGTGGAACTTGTCATAATTCTGCCCAGGACACAGATTTTCCTGTGTACCAAGAATAACTTCACGAGCATTGCTGAATCCATAGTCCGACATGTAGAATCTTTT